CAGGTTGTGCGTCTGCACCAGGCGCCCGGCCCATCTGCCGGAGCGGTTGGCCCCGTAGAACTGCAGGATCCCGCGCAGGCGTCCGTCCCTGCAGACGGCCTCCAGCATCGTGCTGTATTTGCTGACCGAGGTCTTGCCCAGGGCCTGCCGGATCTCCAGCACGCGCCGGACTTCATCCGGGAGATCCTCCTGCAGCATGGCCGCGATCGTGTCCTTGGTGATGCTGGTCTGCCGGATGCCCTCGCTGGCCAGCCACGTCTTCAGCTGGGCCAGGCTGTTGGGGTTCTTCAGGCCGGTGATCTCTCTCGCCTCCTGCTGCAGCTCCTCGCGGTGCTGCTGGTCGTATTCAACTATTTTTTCGATCATCGGAACGTCGAGGCGGACGCCGTTGTCGTTCATCCGCTGGTCGAGGCTCCAGAGCTCCTGCTCACTCTCCGGGATCTTGTAGATCGAGAGCCGCTTCAGTATTTCCTGTTCGGTCACGACGTCCTGGCGGTTGTAGCTGATGAAGAGCTTCCACTTGTCAGGATCATGCTGCGGGAGGTTTCGGGTCCGTCCGCCGTTGGCCTTGGTAGGCTTGCACGGCTTGGAGAAGTACTGGATCAGGGCCTTGCCCTGCGGGTCCTTCAGCTTGTCCTCAGGAAGGCCGAGGGCCATGCCCGCGGCCGCCAGGCTTCCCGGGAGCCCCATATTCAGCGCGCGGATCATAGTGCAGCGCCACTGCTCCGGCGGCATGGGCTGACCGTACCACTTGGCCAGGCAGGTCCTCTCGAAGTTGGCGTTGAAGGCTGTCTTGATGACTTCCGGATCCACGACGGCGGCAGAGAACTCCGCCATCATGTCCGGATCCGGGTCAGATGTGTCGATGACCTTGACCGCGTCCTCGTCGTCCCACTTGTAACCGATCAGTAATATGTCAAAGTCCGGGGCCTCCGCGTAGCGGTAGACCCCGGTGCGGTTCAGATCCACGGAGGAGTAGGTTTCAATGTCCACGCCCATCACTTCGTGCATCTTGCTCCTCCTCTTTAGAAGTTCTCGTCGTCAGTGTCCTCAAAGTCGTCGCCGAAGTCAGACTCCGCGGAAGCTCTGGAAGAGCCGAGGCGCTCGCCGTCCTTCAGCTTCTGAACGTTATTGAGGCCGGCGCCGATGCCCTTGTTGCCGTTCGTGTTGAAGGCGAAGAAGTTGATGGAGGCGCGGCCCCAGCATCCGCTGTAGACCTCGTCCGGGTCCAGGATCTCGTTCAGGTCCTTGTCGACGATGCCGGGCTTCTGGTTGCTGTTGGCGTTGAGGAAGTACATGCCCTCGTACTCCGGAGCTTCGTCAGCTCTTTCCTCGTCTCCGTCGCGGAGCGGGAGCTTCAGGTTCCCGGGCTTCTTGCCGCCCCACTTGGAGCTGATGCCGTCCTGGATGGCCGCCTCGATCGCCGCGCGGATCTTCTTGACGGTTGCCTTGTCTTCCTTCGGGATCAGGAGGCAGATGGAATACTTTGCCGTCTGCCCTTCCTGGAAGGCCCTGCTGCGGAAGATGTTCACGTAAGAGAAGCGAACCTTGCCTGTTACTACCTTTGTTGACTGTGCTGCCATGATGTTTTTCCTCCTTTGATTAGCAGAACGGGATCGCGTCCTCGTCTGCGGGTGCTGTGTTGAAGTCGGCCTTGGCCGCTTCGGTTGTGTTGATGGCCGGGCGTTTGTCCGTTTCCGGCACGAGTGTCGGCTTGCCCGCTGGTTTGATGATCAGCGGGTTCTTCGGGTCCTTGTTGAGGATCTCCGTGAGCTTCTTCTTGCCGACCAGCTTCTCCATGGCTGTGATGCCGTAGAGCTTGCGCTCGTAGAGCATGGCCTCCTTGAAGCCTGCAGCCTTCAGGGCGTCGGCTACCTTGGTGTCGTCCACGTACTGGCGGTTGGCCCTGCCCTCCACGAGCTTCCAGCCGTCGAAGTGCTTCCCGGCCAGCGCCTGGTTCATGATGTACTCCTTGACGTCGTCGACCCATTTGCTGAGCTTCTCAGCTCTCTCCAGGACCTCGCCCATCTCTTCGTCTGAGAGGAGCGGCGGCTCTCTGAAGTCGTCCTTGGCCAGCTCCAGGTTGTACTCGGCGCGCTTCCTGCAGGCTGCCTTTGCAGGGCAGAAGCGGCACCAGTCGCCGACGGCCGTGTAGTCGGTGCCGTTCATGGCCATCCTGGCCCTCGGCGCGACGTCCTCCTCGCCCCAGAGCTTCAGCTCGGAGAGCGGAAGCTCCTCGGTGCTGACATGGTCGAGGCGGGGCTGGATGATCGTCATCTTGACGGTGCCGAAGTCGTAGATGTCGCCGAAGAGGGCAGCAGCTCCCAGGCCGTAGAGCCTCAGCTGCGGGTTGCCCTTGGCGTCGATCCGGATGCCCTTGCCGTACTTCAGGTCGATGACCTGGATCGTGTTGCCGCCGATCACGACCGCGTCCGAAGTGCCGAAGCCGTCCGGGACGTAGTCGGTCAGGGTGAACTGCTGCTCGACCATGAGCTCCGCGTCCTTGCCTGCTGCCGCCAGGGCTTCGATGACCGTGTCCATGTAGAAGTCGGTGGCCTCGTCCATCTCGCAGCAGAAGTATTCCGACTTCCTGAGCGGTGCCATGGCCTTCTCGAAGTCTTTGTCGCTCAGCTCGCCGGTCATGTGGCGGAGCTTGGCCTCGCCGATCGCGTGGGCCAGGGTTCCCTCGTCCGCGTAGCTGCTCGAGGCGGGAACCGGGAACTGATCGCTCAGCGCCACGGACCCCGGGCAGTTGATCCAGCGGAAGGCGCTGGAAGCGGACAGCCTTGCGTGCTTATTCGGCATAGCTTTCAGCCTTCTGCAGCAGCTCGGCCAGACGGTCCTCGGGGACGTTGGTCAGCACGTCGAAGCCCATCTCGTGGATCAGCTTGGCGGCCGTGTTCTCTTTGGTTCTCTTGTTGAGGGCGGCCAGGGTCTTCCTGACGGTCACGCGGTCGACTGCAGGAGCGGCCGGAGCAGGGGCCCGCTGAGGTTCGTCCTGGGCTTCCTTGGCGGGCTTTTCAGCCTTGGGCGTAGACTTTACCGGCTCAGCTTCTGCAGGGGCTTCTTGGGCCTCCTGGGCGGCCTTCTTGATCTTCTTGGCATTATCTTCTGCGGATGCTGCCATTGCCTTGGCAGCCTCGCCTGACATCACGATCGTGGCGGCAGGCTGCTGGCCCATGTACTTCTGGAACTCTTCCAGACTTTCAAAGTTCACTGTAATGTTCATGTCTTTCCTCCTGTGGTATAATTGGCTGTGTCAGATCCTTGCCTCGGCAGCGCTCAGCTCCGGGGCTTTTTTAATGCACTCATTAGCATCACCTCCCAAAATAGTGGTCGCCGTGCACGTACATCGGCACGCAGTACGGGTTATAGCCTCCGGCGGTGAAGAAGAGGATGTCATAGTCCAGGCGCCGGTCGCCTTCCATTTCCAGCCGGGCGGCCTCGTAGTCCTCCGGCGTTGCGTCGGTGAAGCCCTGCTCGAGGGCCCCGTTCCCGGCCGTTGTGAACTGCCAGACGCCTCCGTGCTCCTCATGGATCACTCCGCCGATCGTGTCAGCGAACTGGTCAGAGTCGACGCGGTTCAGGACGACATCCGCCACGAGCCGCTTGCCGGTGAGGTCCTGGTTCCCTGCCTCTGCGTGGATCAGCGCGGCCATCAGGTCGAGGTCTGTGTCCTCGACGGCCACCAGAGGCTCCGCCTGGGCTTCACTGGCAGGCTGCTCCTGGATCATGTCGACCGTGTCGGTCACGGCTGCCTCTTCCTGCAGGACGTAGTAGTCGGTCGCCTGAATGGGCGGGTGCTCGACCGGTGTCCGGTGGGCGTTAGCATACAGCGCGAGCGGCAGACCGATCGCCACGCCGATCAGCGCGCTGATCGCGTTCTCCTTCAGGGTGTAACGTCTTGGTCTCATTGCTTTCCTCCAGTCTCTTCCGGGTTCCTTCCAGAGCCGCGATGGCCAGCATGGTCAGGTCCGGATATATGGCTGCCATCACATGCCTCCCAGCAGCTGCCACTGCCTGGCGTATGCCCTCAGCTGGTCGACTGTCGCTTCCTGCAGGTTGGAAGTCCAGGAGCGGGTCATCCATCGGCGCGCTGTCGATCAGCTCGATCAGGCGGTCCTTCTCGCTTGTAGTGTTCACGAAGTGTGTACCCCTTCCTCAAAAAATAAAGACCCTACCGGGACTTTGTAATATCTGGCCAGTATGACTTTGGCCTGGTCAGTGGGGACCCGTTCGCCGCTCTCGTAGTTGGCCAGAGCCGACTCGGAGATGCCGGTCTCCTGGGCGACGATCCGGCGCGGCTTGAAGCCTCTGAGCTCTCTGAGCTTCTTGGCGATCTCTTCCTTGTTCATTGTTTCCTCCTTCATTTACCTGCATTTAGATGGTTCAGCACTGTCTGAGCGGAGCAGCCCATCTCGTCGCCGATCTTTTTCAGCGTCCAGCCTGCTGCCTGCAGCGCCTTGGCCTTGCCGATGTCGAAGGCCTTCCTGCGTCCGCTTTTCGGTTTTTCCTCTTCAGCAGGCTGGCATTGCTGCTCCGGCTCCTGATCCGTAGTCGGGGCAGGGGTCACCTCCGGCCCGCTTTTTTTTTCTTCGTCCTCTGGCCATTCTTTGCCGGTCGAGAAGCTGATAGGCAGCCTCTTTTTCAGCCCCTTGTCATGGTCGAAGATGCCGCTCGAGATTGCCCTGTCAATCTGGTTGATGCAGTCCTGACAGAAATCGAGTTGATCTGTTCTCAGATTAAAGGCATAGGTCTCGCCCTTGCTGTTTTCATGGGATAGGTGCCATACATCGCGCGGCTGGATCTCTTTCCCGCATCGGTCACAAAATATCTTTTTCATTGTTTTCTTTACTCCTTATTATTCATCGCTTCGTCCGCCCTGCTCGCAGTCGGCCCATACCGGGCATTGCCCAGGGCAGCAGAGCCTTTCGTTTACTTCGATACAGTACCAGCCGTGCCTTACCAGGAAGAGCCGGTCGTCTAAGAGGTTCCAGTCGAGCTCCTTCTTTCCCGGCTCGTACATGCTGTCCGCTTCCTTGAAGCGCCTGCAGTCGATCTCCGTGAAGGGAAGGTCCTCGCAGGCGTCAGTTCCCTGTGCGAGTACCTTGGCTTTGCCCCTGGTCTCTGCGAAGACGACAGCCGCGCTCATCTCGTCCGGATCCCGGACTATCCAAGCCTTTACGGTCTCCACCTCGCTCCCCTGCAGTGTGTAGTCGCTGAGGATCTCGGCGAGGGTCGACTTCCTGAGGCGGAAGTGGCGGCCGTTCCTGCTGCCCATCCAGTTGAGAATGTCGCCCCACTGCATGAACTGGGCGGCGTAGTAGTTGCCGCTCGGGTAGCGGACGACCTCGATGAACTTGTTGGGGTTCCGGTTGTTCTTCCAGATCTGCTTCGTCATAGTCTTGCCTCCTCTGCCTTCCTGGCCGCTTCCTTTTCCTTGTCGGTGAGTGGGTCGCCCTTGAAGATCTCTTCCAGGCGGGCGGTCAGCTCCTCCAGCTGGTGCTTCAGGGCCATCTGCTGCTGTTTGTACTCGGCGACGACCAGAGCCGTCGGGAGCATGTCGCGGATCGCTCTCATGCCGAAGCGGACGTAGATCAGGGCGATGTCGTCCTTGTCGCTGATGCTCGGGTGGTAGTTGTAGACGGTCTCGATGTCCTTGTAGTTGCGGTCGGTGACCTTGACCTCGAAGCCTGCAATTTTGCTGGCGTGGTCTGTAAATTCTTCGTACAACATGTTTTTGTCCTCCTGTGTTGCGGTTCACGAACCGTGTACCTATAAAGTACACGAAACGTGCATAAAAGTCAATACGTTTTGTGTAAAAATATTCACGTTTTGTGATAATATAGGGGCAGGAGGTGGAACTATGGCCGACTTTTCAACGAATTTTAAGAAATTACGCCAGGCACGGCACCTGTCCCAGACCCAGCTGGCTGAACGTCTGGGCGTCTCGAAGAGCGCCGTGTCAATGTATGAGAATGGGAACCGGCAGCCCAGTTTTGAGGATGCTGAGAAGATCGCGGACTTTTTCAATGTAGACCTGAACTACCTGCTGGGGCACTCCGAGAGCGTGACCCAGCTGACCGGGACGCCGGAGGACGATCCTGCAGTGATCAGCGCGAAGGTGTCAGCGGAGGAGCTGGCCGTCGTGAAGGCATACCGGCAGGCGAGCCTGCAGCTGAGAGCGGCCGCGCGGGCCGTGCTGGACGTGAAGCTATGACGCGCGGCGTGATATATGCCCGGTATTCTGAAGGGCCCAGGCAGACGGATCAGTCGATCGAGGGGCAGGTGGCCGACTGCCGCCAGTACGCCCAGGAGCATGACATCGAGATCCTGGAGGTGTACGCCGACCGGCACATCAGCGGGAAGAGTATCGTGGGCCGTGAGGAGTTCCAGCGGATGATGTACGACGCGGGGCGGCACCGCTTCGACGTCGTGATCGTCTGGAAGGTGGACCGCTTCGGCCGTGACCGGCAGGACATAGCGATCTCAAAGATGAAGCTGAAAAAGGCAGGCGTGAAGCTGATGTACGCCAGGGAGTCCGTCCCGGACGGTCCGGAGGGGATCATCCTGGAGAGCGTGCTGGAAGGTTTGGCCGAGTACTACAGCGCGGACCTGAGGCAGAAGGTTACCCGGGGGATCCGCGAGAGCGCGAAGAAGGGGAAGTACTGCATGAGCACGGTGCCGATCGGTTACAAGAGGGACCCGGTGACGCTGCAGGTCACCGTTGACGAACGGGAGGCTGCAGCTGTCCGGAGGGCGTTCGAGATGCAGATCGCCGGAGCGAAGACGGCCGAGATCCGGCAGATGATGAACGACATGGGGATCCTGACCAGCCGTGGGAAGCCGGTGAGCGCCGGGACGGTGTACCGGATGCTGAGAAATGAGAAGTATGTCGGGAAGTGGCAGCTGGCCGGTGTCGATCTGGACGTGCCCGGGATCATCAGCCAGGAGACCTTCGACGAGGCCGCCAGGCACTTCCACACCTCGCGCAATAACGCGGCAGGGACGGCCCAGACGGACTACCTCCTGAGCTGTAAATGTTTCTGCGGGATCTGCGGCAGCCTCATGATCGGAGAGTCCGGGACGGGCAGGAACGGCCGCGTGTATAACTATTACAAGTGTTCGGGAAAAAAGCATAGAAAGAACGGCTGCACCAGCAGGCCGATCTCAGCGAAGACGCTGGAGGATGTGGTGGTCGATGCCACTGTGAAGAACGTCCTGAAGGGTGAGGTGATCGACCGGATCGTGGAGCGGGCCCTGGAGGTTCAGGCCACTGATCTGTCGGCAGATCCGGCCAGCGTGTTCCGGTCGAGACTGGAAGAGAACAAGAAAAAGCAGGAGCGGCTGCTCGACGCGATCGAGGAAGGCGCGGGCCGCGCGATCGGGAAGAGACTGGCCGAGCTGGAGGCTGAAGAGGACGAGCTCGTGCTGCAGATCCAGCAGGCAGAGATCCGGCAGCCGCGTCTCACCGGTGACCAGATCAGGGCCTTCCTGGAGAGCTTCCGGAGCGGAGACGCTGAGGACGCAGCCTTCCGGCAGAAGCTGGTCGAGACGTTCGTGGCGAAGGTCGAAGTGTGGCCGGATCACGTCGTCATCTGGTACAATATCCAGGACGGCCCCGGAGCGGGGAAAGTTTCGACCACGGTTTCAACAAGTCCACTAAGCGGGTCGTGGTCGAAACGGCCCGAGCTCGCAGTGGTTGGCCGTTTCATCGTGCTGGCCGTAAAAATTCCGACTCGCTGAGTCGTGAACGCAAAAAGAGGCCCTCCGGACGGTTGGCAAAACCGTCCGGAGGGCCTCTTCGCTTGTCCGTTACTCCATGTAGCGGGCCGCGCTCAGTATGGACAGGCACGCCGCTCCGAAGAGCGTGGCCAGGCCTATGATGAAGGCGGCAATGATCAGGAGGATTATCATGTGCGCCTCCTTATTCGATGTACTTCTGGCCGTGATAGTAGCCAGCGATCCAGCCGGACGGTGTCCGGATCCAGACGTCAGAGCCGACGGCCTTCTGCTCCAGGCAGGTGACCACGGTGCCCTCGTCCAGGCAGCCGTCGCCGTTCCTGTCATGGCGCTGGCCGTCTGCAGAGAGCTGGCTGTGCTTCTTGGCCTTGTAATTCGTGCCGGGGCCGGTCCTCACGCGGAGCGGAACGGCCAGCTTGTAGGTCTTGCCGATCGTGTAGCTGACGGCCGGGGCCTCCGGGCTCAGGATCTCGTTGACGCGCTTCTGGACGGCTTCGTACTGGCTGCCCAGCGCCGCCTTCCTCGCGTCTCCGATCCCGTACTTCCCGGCGATGACCTCCTGGGCCAGCTCGTCCACGGACTTGGCCGGGGCCGCTCCCCTGAATAACTTCTCGCGGTTAATGATCTGGCTGGCGTCCATGTGGCCGCCCATTGCCTCGCTCGTGTACTGCCAGAGGTCGACTGCCCTGCCGTCGCTGAGGACGGGAGGCTTCTGCGGCCTGCCGTTGTTCGTGCCATACTTGGCGATCCAGCGGATCTCTGCGTTGACCCCGTGCATGTAGGTATTATAGTAATACTCCCCGGTGTAGAGCCCGACGCGGGCGGCGCTTCCCATCTCTTCCTCGAAGGCGTAGAAGTTCTTCCGGGCCATGTAGCCCTTGCCGTTCTCCTCCAGGTCGTAGAAGACCGGGAGCGTGAGCCTGCGGCCGTTCAGAAGGCGCTTGACGTGCTGGGCCTCTCCCCTGGCCTCGGCTTCCGTTCCTGCGTAGCTGTAGAGGTAGAGGCCGTAGGGGATGCCCAGGCGCTCGCACTCCGTGACGTTCCGGAGGAACTGCTTGTCGTCCCGCTTCTGGAGGTTCTGGCCGTAGCCGCAGCGGATGATGGCCGCCTCGATCTGGCCCTTCAGCTTCTCCCAGTTCAGGGTGCCGTTGTGCACCGATACGTCGATGATCATGATCTCACCCCTTTCGCTTGCTGTACTGAGCCTTCAGGGCTGCGACGAGCGCGCCCAGGAGGGTGTCGACTGCTGCGAGGGTTGCGGTGATCTCCGTCGTGTAGGGCACGTTCCAGATCTTCAGCACCGCGGAGATGAAAGTGGCGACGGGGACCGCGATCAGGGCGATCAGCTTCAGAGTGTCATAGGTTTTATTGCTCATAGTCTGCCTCCTTTATATCTTGTTCGTCAGGTATCTGTTGAGGGCTTCGCTTGCGTCCTCGAGGCCCTTGTTATTGTTGCCGTTCAGAGCGTGGTCTGTGAGGGCCTGCAGCGACTGGATGACCATGCGCTGGAAGTCCTTGCTGTTGCTCTCGATCCCGTCGATCCTGGTCTTGTCGTTGTGGAAGTACTGGTCGTAGCCCATGAACTTCTCGCGGATCTCCCGGTTCGAAGTCGCGAGCTGCATCTCCAGGTTGCTCACCCTTGCCCGCAGGTCGTCGCTTGGCTTCTTGGCCGCCTGGACCCATTTGATGATCCAGCCGATGGCTCCGCTGACGGTGATGATGCCGCCGCAGATGGCCAGGAAAACGGCTATAAATTGCTGTATGTCCATTGGTATCTCCTCCCATTGGAAGAGCCCGCCAGAGCTTAGTCTGGCCGGGCCCCCTGGTCTTTACTCTTCAGCGGGTGCTGTGTAGGGCTCGCCCGTGATCTCTTCATACTCGGCCGCCGTGATCCACGGCTTGCTGGCCGGGTGCGTCACTGCGTTGGCCACCCTGATCTTGCCCCAGATGCCCATGCTGTAGAAGCGCTTTACCTTCTCGAAGTTCTTGCTGTGTGCTGTCTCTGCCATTGTCTTATACCTCCTCCAGATTGATGTCCGCCATCATGGCGATGTACTCGATGTCGCCGCGGGTCTTTGCGTCCAGCAGCTCGCGGACCGAGAGCTCGCGGAGGACGAACCAGTACTTCGTGCCGACCTTCTGGATCTGGACGAGCGCCATGTCCTGGTGCGTCTCGCTCCCGCCTTCCGAGTCGGTGATCGTGACGGTGCCGAGGTTGTCCTTAAAGGTCTCCTCCGTCAGCTTGGTGCCGCTGATGAAATTGTTCCCGTTGAGCTTGAGGTTCTCCAGGGCTGTCCCATCAGCCAGCGTAACCGTGAATGTTTTTTCCATTTTGGTCTCCTTTCAAATAGTTGATAGTAGAGCAGGCTCATGTTGCTGATCTGCTGCATGGACATGGTCTTCCAGTTCGAGCCGATCCAGGACTTGAAGGAGTTCTCGATGTCCTCGTAGGGCATGGCGCCCTCGTCCAGTTTCCGCTTGTAGGCCTTCAGCTTCCGGCGCTCCCTGGCGATGCCCTTCGGGTTGATCTTGTGGATCACTCTGCCGGTGTCCGTCAGTGAGTAGCCGGTTTGCAGGTAGCGGTAGAAGCTGCCCAGCTTGCAGATCCTCGTCTTCCTCTCGTTGATGATCACGCCGATCCTGTCGGCGATCCTCTTCACACCGGCCAGGATGGAAGCGAGGAGCTCCCGGCTGCGGCTGATGATGTAAGTGTCGTCCGTATAGCGGCCGAAGAGGTGACAGCTGCGGACGATTGAGATGTAGTTGTCGATCTCATACGGGTGAACGATGCCGACGTCCTGCGAGACCTGGTTGCCGATGTCGACGCCCTTCCTGAGCATCTTCCGGCCGGTCAGCAGACGCGGAGCCACGCCGCGGTTGAGCATGGGGTCGACCTTCTGGATCTCCATGGCCCTGATCTCTTCGTCGGTGAAGCGTGAGACGTCCAGCTCGAAGGTTCTGAAGATCTTCCGGATCAGCCAGGAGGCGATCGCGGCCGTCTCAGGATCCTGCTCCCGCTCGACGAACTGCTCCAGCGTCTGGATGGCCTGCTCGTGCCGGATGTTCCCATAGTAGCCGGAGAAGTCGATGAAGAGGACGAAGCCCTCGTTGGCCCCTTCCTGCATGTAGTAGTGGCGCAGATCCTCCTCGAAGTGCTTCCTGCAGAAGCGGACGCCCTTGCCCTTCTGGCTGGCGCTGTTCGTGTAGGCGAGGTACTTCTGGATGGATGGGGTGATCACTTCATCGCATAGCAGGTGGTTCACGGTCTTGTCCTTCATGAGGTTGCTGGTGATGTACCGGCTGTGACCTCTTTCATTTATCGGGAACTTTGCCCCCGGGTCCGGTTCATAGGTTCCGTGCATGAGTTCGTCCTGGATCCATGCCGTCTGGAGCAGCTGCGTCATCTCGAAGAGCTGCGTCTTGTACTTGAAACGGCTGCCGGACATTGCTTTCGTTCCGGCGTCGTAGATCAGGTTCGCGTCATATAGTTTGTTCATAGTAAAACCATGCAGCAGCGGCTTCGGTCGTAACCGGCCGCGTCATGATTAGCATTTATCGGCCATGCGGCCGAAGGGACAGCCCTTCCTTTCCCATTGCCGCGCGCGGGTCTTTGCCTGATAGTATGCGCGGTTGTGAAATCCGGGCGGACGCCGATCACGTTCGAGGCGTTCCAGTTGTTCGCATTACCATTGTTGTTGACGTTGCAGAAATTCGTTGCCGACTGAACATTTTCAAGAGCTGCCCGCTGCTTATTTCTTCAGATGTTTCTTAAATCGGTTGTCCGACTGCCTGAGCTTCTTGATCGTGTTGAAGAGGTGGTCGATGTCCAGCACGATGGCCATGTACTTGTTCTTGTCTGCAGGAAGGACCTCCGCGATGTACTGCAGCTCGTCCTGGAGCATATTGCAGCACTCGAGGGCCTTGCCCCACTGGAGCCGCCGCTCTTCATATTCCGGCCAGTAGTCTGGCCAGATCGTGTTCGCGGCTCTCATGTGGATGCTGATGTCCTGGCAGAACTGCAGCACGCGGCCGCGCTCCTGCTGGATGTACCAGATGTCAAAGTCTTCCTCGAGCTCCCGGATCTGCTTGGCCCGCTCCTCGCGTTCGCTCTCCGGCAGGTAGTCCGTCACGGCTTTGATGTGCTTCTCGAAGCGCTTCTGGCTGTAGCCGAAGGTGGCCATGAGCTCGGTCGTGATCTTCTTCCGGATCTGGTAGACCTGGTGCTGAGCGCGGAGCGGTGACTCTGACCGCTCGCTCTTTGGGATGTCTGACATGCTTGGTTATCTCCTTATCACCCGGGGCACAAGGCCCCGGGATAGTCGATCAATAGATCAGGAAAGCCGGGCGGACGCCGATCACGTTCGAGGCGTTCCAGGCGTTCGCCGCACCAGAGTTGCTGACGTCGCAGAAATTCGTTGCCGACTGAACATCGCGGAGCCACCAGTTCTCGCGGTTCGTGATCAGGTCCGGGCGTGCCTGGAAGAGGGCGATCTGGCTCTTATCTGCTCCGGTGTCATATCCGTTCTGAGATCCTCCGCCCCATGCGTGGGAGCCGTAGACCATCTTCTCGCTCATGAGGTCGATCTGCCTGTCGTACCATGCCCAGCCGGAGCTTGTCCCGTTGCTGACTGCATTGGATAGCAGCACCCTGTAGGTGAGGATGTGGTCAGCGCCAAAGTCTGCCTTGGCTTTCGCGAGAGCGTCGTTCAGGTTAGAGGTGACCATCTGGCTGCCATAGTAGCCGCCGGTCGTGACGTCGCTGCTGTTCATCTTGGCGTTGTAGAAGCTCTTGTCCGGAAAGACCAACATGTGGTGGGTCGTGAGCTCCGTATCTCCGCAGTGCAGGCGGTAGTCTGCGTGGCCTGCCCAGTACTTCGTGCCGTTGATCGTCCAGAAGCCCCCGGTGCGGACCTTGTTAAACTTGCCGCCCCTGATGTCTGCGGACTGCTCTGCGGTGAAGCTGGCGCCGAGGTCCTTCTCAATTGGGAGGGCGTTGGCCCTTGTGGCTCCCTCTGTCTTCAGCGTTTCGATGATGGTGTTGATCGTGTCGATGCTGTCCTTGTTGTCCCCGGTGAGTCCAAAGATCTCATTGATGGCCGCGACCAGGCTGGTCTTGTCTTCGGTCTCCAGGACTGTGATGTCACCGGCCGCGAAGTCTCTCAGGGCTGAGAGGGGCAGGGCCTTGACGCCGGTGCCGTCTGCCAGTCTGACGAGGACGATGTCCGCGCCGGAGCTGACCGCGTCGATGGCTGGCTGCTCGTTGAAGCGCTTGCCGTTTGTGATGTCAATCTGCATGATTTTCCTCCTTTATGCGTACTTATATTTCCAGTCGACCATGACAGCATTGCCATCGTCGTCCAGGATCATGTTGTCGTCGTCATCGGTGAGCGGCGCGAAGTGGTCGTTGTGGGTCTCCATGTATTCCAGGAGATCCAGGCGCTCCTCGTGCTTGTCGGTGACGTTCACGAGCTTCCCGGCCACGTCTCCGCTCAGCTGGTCCTTCACGCTGGCGAACCACTCGTTAAAGGTGTTCTGGCTCGTCCTTTGGAACTCTTTCAGCTGGGCCGTGATGTCGGCCAGATCGTTGTCGCCCTTATCCTTCAGGCCGCTGACGTAGTCGTCGATGGCAGCCGTGAAGTCCTTGTAGGCGTTCTCGGCCATGTTCTGGAACTCGTCGTAGCTCGCGTTGGACTTGTCAACGAACTCCTTGTAGAAGGCATTGAACTGGTCATAAAAGACCGAGGTGTCGATGCTGTCAATGAACTGGGTGATGTAGCCGCAGACGGAGCTGTCCGGGCGGGTGTCCTGGATGGAGCTCTGGGTGATCTGCCCCTGGTTCGCGTTCACTGTGACCAGCGCCAGGCTCAATTCGTAGTAGTCGCCGCTGGCAGGCTGCAGGAGCTCCGGAGCTGCCGGTGTGGCCGCAGCCGTGCCAGTCTTCACGACGATCTCGCAGAGCCGGTTCAGGTAATTGCAGCGGAGAACGACGCGGTCGATCCTGCTGTAGGATGCTGGAGCCGTTTCCAGGCTCATGACTTCCTCCGCCGAGTCATAGGCGAAGGCGCCGTTGATCAGGCCGAAGCCCGGGCGGATCTTTATGCTGAGGCCGGTGTCGCCTGCCAGGACCTTGAAGGTGTCCGCGGGCTTGGCCAGCACTCCGTTGGTGAGCAGCTTCGCGAAGAGAAGCCGGAAGAGCTCCGAGGTCTCAGCCCGGTCGAAGATGGGCATGCCCTCGGAGTCGACCCCAGTGATCTCAGAGTCGAAGTAGCCGTATCTCATAGCCATTTTATTGTGCCTCCCTCTTGATTATTTTCGTGATGCTTGAAAGCTGATCGACGCCGAAGACGACGCTGAGGGTCTGCTTGCTTCCCTCATAGACTTCCTGGACCTCGGTGATCCTCTTGGTGGTCTCGATCCCGACGTCCGTGTAGCGGTAGGTGCAGAGGTCGCCCAGATCGAAGTCCTTCATGTAGACCAGGTTGGCGTTCGGGTCGACGTCACTGTTGACCGTCTCGACCTTGGCATACTCGACCAGCTTCTCCAGTCCGCGCTGTCTCAGCAGTGCCCTGTATTGCGCGTCGGTGTAGGTGTACTCGTTGCCAGCTTCGTCCTGGTATTTGCTCTGCAGGTCCCGGGCGTCAATGTAGACCTCCCGGCGCTCCTCCTTCGGGTCGCTCCGGATGTCCACCTCGACGACGATCCTGGCAGCTCCCTCGCCTTCTCCCGCGACGTAGGCGTAGTTCTTATAGTCTGCCTCGTTCCGGTCGTAGACCGCGTTCTTGACGTTGTAGAAGCTGTCGGAGAAGATGGCCCAGCTGTTGGCCTCCTGGGTGTCCGTTCTGTCCTTGCCCTTCCATACCTCAAAGCTGAGAGTGTTGGCCTGGTAATCGTAGATCAGCCGGTGGCTCAGCTCCTGGGTCTTCTCGATCTCGTAGAGCTTGTCCCCGAGGTTGTCCCCGGTGGCCGTCATCTCGATGCTGCTGCCCACGCCGTTAACCGCCCCGAGCTGGATGTGCGGGAGCTTCCTGCCCGTGTCGCTTGGCGCGATGACGTAGCGCTGGACCAGCTTCCTGGCGATGGCTTCCGGCGTGCCGCTGATGTTCTCCTGGGTGTTGAGGACCCGGTTGTTCAGCAGCTGCTCCGCGAAGTAGCCCTTGCAGTAGGCCGTCCGGGCGCCCTTGGCGTCTCGCGCGAAGTTGACCTCGCGGATCACTCCCAGGGCGTTCCGGTCACTGCGGAAGAGGTAGCGGCCGCTGTTCATCAGCTCGAAGAACTCGGCGGGCGTGTAGAGCTCGAAGAGTCCGGCCTCGTAGTAGCGCCGGTTCCAGAGCAGGGTGTTGAAGATGCTGACCGAGCCCAGGGTGTCCAGATTTTCGTCCAGTATGATCAGGTTCATGGCTTACACCCCCAGGTACTTCGGCGTGTAGTACAGATTTACATCGAGATTGACGTAGTTATTGTCCGCGCCGTAGGTCAGGCTGTTGTCGCCGACAGACAGCAGGAACGGGCTGCTGCCTCTGTCGATGTGCTGGTAGTAGTTCACGCCGTTCAGGGTGATGGTCTGGTGCCGCTCGTTCGTGTCCACTGTCAGGACGTCGCCCTGCTGCATCTCGACCACGACCCTCATGTACTCCCCGGTGTCGTTCTTCGTGATCTTCGGGTTGCTGACCGCTCCACGGGTAGCCGTGAAGACGATGATCAGACCCGTCGGCACGTCGCCATCGTTGGCCAGGACGGCCTCTTCGTGCAGCGTTCTGTAGCCCATGGTCATGCCACCCAGCATCAGCCCGCGGGCCTCTGCAGGGTAGTCCAGCTTGTTCGTGGCCCTTGCGCTCAGGACTCTCCACGGGAAGGCGAAGAGCCGGGAGATCGCGGCCATGTTCTTGCCGAAGTTGTCGACATTGAGCATGTACGGGTCCGGACAGATCAGGTCGACCATGATGCCGAGCTTGTTGTCCATGTTCCGGGCAGTCGCGAAGGTCCAGCCCTCCAGCTCGTACTCGATGTTCCGGTCGACGCCCATGTTGGTGATCAGGGCCTTGCCGGTGTACTTCGGGTTGAAGAACTGGATGATCCTGGCGCGGTTCTCCGGGTTGTTCTTATTGCTTCTGAAGCTCGCCTCGATGTGGATCGGGCGGGCCTTTATCTTTTTACCGTCGACACTTGCGCCGTCGACGAGGGCGTTGTCTGACGTGCTGAGCTCCAGCTCTGACGACTCCAGGCCGGTGACCTTCAGGAGCCCGAGATCTTCACCGGGCCCCATTGCGAGTGTCTTGCCGTTGCATGTCAGCACGATCTTCAGAGTGTTCGTTGTCATTTCACACCTCCGACCATGTTCCTCAGTGCCTCGCGCTGGTTCTTGCTTACTTCCGACGGTGTAGGCACTGGCACGTTGTAGGTGTTCGCCTGCTCCAGGTGGTTGTCGTTGTAGACCGTCGTGCCTGCGGTTGTCAGAGCTCTGAGCCCTGCAGCTCCGGAGGCGTTGGCCGTAAGCGATCCGGCCGAAGTGGCGACGGACAGCTGCATCTGGCCGACCATCTTGTCCGCCTGCTTCTGCATGTCCTTGATCGCGGCAGGCATGGCCCTGTCGAAGCCCTCAGAGATGCCAGGCGGCAGGAACCGCCCGACCTGGTCCCTGAACTCTCTCGACGGGGAGTTGATGCCCAGGGCGTCCTTGGCCGCGTCCAGGAGGCTGCTGGCCAGGCTGCTGACCTTATCCGTCAGCCAGCTCCAGCCGGAGCTGATGCCGTCCCAGATGCCGCTGACGATGTTCTTGCCGATGTCCAGCATCTTGCTGGGCAGGTCCTTCACACCGTTCACGACTGCGTCGAAGAGGCCCTTGGCCGCCTCCGCGCCCTTTGCCTTTAGATCAGAGCCCCACTGGACCACCTTGCTGGCTGTATTGGCCAGCCATGTCCAGAACTTCTCGGGCAGCTGGCTCAGCCAGCTGATGATTGTCGAGATCATACTGGAGAGCGCGGAGCTGGCATTGCTGATCAGCTGCTGCCTCCACTGAATGACCTTATTGATCGTATTGACCAGCCACGTCCAGAACTTGCCCGGCAGCTGTGAGATCCATGTCACGACCGTGCTCAGCATATTCTGCAGGGCAGAGCTGGCGTTGCTGATCAGCTGCTGCCTCCACTGGATGACCTTATTGATTGTATTGACCAGCCACGTCCAGAACTGTCCGGGCAGTTGGCTGATCCAGCTGATGATGCTGCTCAGCATGTTGCTCATAGCTGCCCCGGCATTAGAGAGCATCTGGCTGGCCCACTCGTAGAGCTTTGTCAGGACGTCGCCGAAGACTTCCCAGAAGATCCCGGGCAGCTGCTTGATGACGCCCCAGATGGCCTGGACGACCTGCAGGAGCGCGTTGCCGATGTCCGGCAGGGCGTTCACGATGCCAGTGCCCAGCGCCAGGATCAGCTCGAAGCCTGCCTTGATGATCTCAGGGATGTGCTGGATCAGAGTGGTGGCGAGGTATGCCACCAGCTGGATGACGGCCGGGATCAGCTTCGGGAGTGCCTGGGCCAGTCCCGTCGCCAGGCCGGTGATGATGTTGGCCGCCGACTGGACGAACTGCTCGAAGCCTCCGGAGTCAATGAAGCTCGTGATCGCGTCCACGACCTTCTGAGCGGCGCCCGCCCAGTCGAACGTGGTGACGAAGTTCTCCAGCTCTTTCATGAGGTCGAAGACCGCGTTGACGACCGCAGGGACCAGGCTCATGACCAGGCTCGGGATCTGTGCCGCGACGGCCTTGATCAGTGCCGGAAGGGTGGAGACCAGCCTCGGGATGATCTCGTTCAGGTTCTTGATGATGTTCTCGGCCGCAGTGCCGAAGGCGTCAGCGAGCTGCTGAGCGTCTCCGGATCCGTTCATGAAGTTGTCCCAGGCTGCCTTGGCCGAAGTCATGGAGCCCTCGAGGGTGGTGGCCGCCTCTTTGGCGGTCGTGCCGGTGATGCCCAGCTCCCCCTGGATGACATGGATCGCACTGTAGACGTCGTTCAGGTTCGAGATGTCGTACTTCTGGCCGCTGATCTTCTCCGCGTCCTTCAGGAGTCGCTCCATCTCTGTCTTGGTGCCGTTATACCCGAGCTTCAGGTTGTCGAGCATGGTGTAGTTCTGTTTCGCGAAGCCCTGGTACGCCTGCTGGATCGAGCCCATGTCGGTGCCCATTTTGTTCGCGTTGTCGGACATGTCGACCAGTGCCTGGTCGGCTGAGCTTGCAGCCTTGTTGACGTCTCCGTCGAGAGACTGCAGCAGGGAAGCCGAGAAGCTGGTGACCGTCGACATATATTCATTCGCGGAGAGGCCTGCTGTCTTGTAAGCGTTGTCTGCGTTGGCGATGACCGTGTCAGCAGCGGACCCGAAGAGGGTCTCGACGCCGCCGACGTTCTGCTCCAGCTGTCCCACACTGTCGAGCGCGGACTTGCCGAGCTGGGCGATGCCGTCCACTGCCTTGGTCATCAGCTGGCCGCTGAAGACTCCCAGGGCGTTCTTCGCGATGTCTCCCAGCCCTCCGAGGCCCTTCTGCAGGCCTCCGGAGTCTATGGAAGTGTCAAATTTTAAGGTGCCGTCTGCCATGGCTTGCTATCTCCTCCGAGTAATGCGGCAGGGTTCCCGCCGTTGATCAATAGAGCAGATAGGTCACTTTCGAGCTGCTGCACGTCCTTGGACTCTGGCAGAGCGTACTGGCGCTTCATTCGTTCATAGAACTGGCGCTGGTCCTTCGGCATTTTGTCCGGGAGCT